AATATTCGTAATAAAAAAGAATAGTAATATTATTTTGCTATGATTGTGTTATTATTTTGGTGAAATATCACACTCTGTCATTTGAAGCCATTGTATTATTGGTTCTCTGAATCGTTCAAAATAATAGTGTTTAATATACCAAAGAATCTGTAATTCTATAGAAATATATTTGATAGAATATCTTGGTGTTTTGATTCGTTCTTCTCTCCAATCGGTTCCGCGTTCAGACAAATATCTGGTTATTTCATCTTTATTATACAAATGAGGTTTACTTGATAAAGTGGAAGACCATTTCGATATTGATCCAAACAATGATGATAATAATTTACATTCGCTATCAGGATCTGTTCCCCAATAATTCAACTCACTTGATTCAGGCACACCGAGTTCATTCGTTTTATAAGAATTATAAGCGTTGTTAATAAATCCGTCATCTCTTCTACGTAACAGATATGCTGTGAGTAGTTCCAAGAAGATTTGTTCGATTGGATTCAACATATCTTCTGTCATAAAGATGGGTTCAATTGTGCCATCATGTGCAACGACTATTCCTGGGCGTAATCTACACCAGTTTTCTTCCATTTGAATTTCATTAACTTCGGTTGTCATGTTTGGTTGTTGTTTGTTAAAAGTAATTTAACTATTCCAAAACAGAAGTAATTCAATTTTATTAAATAAAAAATAATACATGTAAAAAATGTAAGGAATATTTTCTCTCTTTGAAAGAAATCCTTAACTATCGAAACCCAATAATATATGAAACCTTGTTTCTCAAGAATCTATTTTTCCGTTTTTTGTAGCATTTTTATATTAGGACAATACACATGAGTGTGCCCTTTTTCTTTGCAAAATCCACAACCTTCATATGTTTGAATTGGACAATTGACTGACCGGTTTGTAATCGGTGTTATTCTCTGAAGGAGTTTGCTACAGAAGTAGTGCGAATGCCCTTCTTCTTTGCAATATTTACATTGTTGGGTCAACAACGATGGACAATAAATTGTCCAATGTGAAGAATATATGTTCTCAGAACACCCGGCTTTATAACACAAGTTGCATCCAATTGTTTGTTGATTCATTTTTTGATCGTTGTTGTTTGTTTTAGTATCTTCATTTTGTATTGAAATAAGTAAATCAATTTTTTAAAAACAAAAAATTTAATCCATACATAATTTTTTGAAATATTAAATGTCTAAGGATCAATGAATTTATTTTGGACAAAACAAATACTCTTCTTGTGCCCATTCTCTGATTTTATTTTTATAAAATTCGTGATACGCATAAAACAAATAATTACACATGTTTTCATCGGGTGTAATTGATTGTTGATACCAGTAGCAGTTATCATCTTGAATGAAGTTATATATTCTATTTGGAGTTGAAATTATTGGTGGTCCTGTTTCGCGAAACAGGAATATAACAGTCATTTCTTTATTATTCCGCAATGATGGAGGTGATAATGAAATCACACAATTCGATGGAAACCACTTATCCCAAAATATATCGTCTTCGATTTCGGGTGCTTTCGTATTGGCATTTTCTGTCGAAACTCGCATCATGTGAATATTCAATGTAAATTTGAGAATATTCATCATGTCGTTTTCAAATATTTCTCTTGCGGAAGTCATTGTTGTTTTTTGCTTAGTAATATTAGTTTTTCAATAAAAAAGTATATCAATTTTTCCAACTTTCCAACTTTGTAAAGTTGGGCAAACTACTCGTGTCTTTGTCTTTGGTTCAAAGTCGATTACTTCGGGCAAACCAAATATTCCATTTGTGCCCATTCACGAATTTTACCTTTATATATAGTGTAATACGCCAATTGCAAATAATATCCAATGTTTTCGTCAAGTGTACTGTAATAATTATACCAATAATTATCATCTTGCATGAACCGATACATATCATCAGGAGTTGAAATTAGTAGCGTTTCTGTCTCGTGAAATGCCGAGATGATAGACAATCCTGTATGATTTCGCATATGATTTCGCATCGATGGAGGTGATATCCATTTCACGCAATTCAATGGAAACCACATATCCCAAAATGCGTCGTCTTCTATTTCAGGCGCTTCAACTGTTTCTTCTGTAGAAATGCGCGTCATGTGCACATTCATTGTGAACTTGAGAATATTCATCATATCGTTTTCAAATGTTTCTCTTGCTGAAGTCATTGTTGTTTTTTGCTTAGTAATATCAGTTTTTCAATAAAAAAGTATATCAATTTTTATATTTTTCGAACACTTCTTCAATTTGACATAGATAGATATTGTGTTGAGTGGAATTACTTCGGGCAAAATGCATACTCCGAATCTGCCCATTCTCGAAGTTGCTCTTTGTACAAGTGATTATACATATAGAAGAGAAAGTTCCCAATATTATCATCCATTGAACTATATCGGTCATAAGAATAATTATAGTGGAACATGACTCTTATAATTTCGCGATCTGGCGATAATCTCAAATATTGAGATTGAGAAGATATTAAAAGGAGCGACACGCGGTCTATGTTGCCAGCCAACAACCATCCTTGAGATGTAATCTTTCGTAAAATGTTGGTCGCAAACCATACATTCCAGAACTCATCTGTTGTGATGTCTTGTTCATCTTTCAATATTTCATCATCATCAAGCATAAAATACTTGAATGTGATTTTAAGAATATTCATCATGTCTGTTTCAACTCTTGCAAAAGCCATGTTGTTTTTTGTTTTAGTAGATATATTTATTCAATAAAAAAGTATATCAATTTTTTCAACTCAACCTTTTTAAAGGTGGATTTACTTCGGTGAGAATGAATACATTTCTTGTGCCCATTGTCGAAGTTGATCTTTGTATAAATCATGATACACATATGTATAGAAGAGAAAGTTCCCAATATTATCATCCATTGAAATATATCGGTCATAATGATAATTGTATTGCGACATGAATTTTATAATATCGACATCTGGTGTTAATCTTGGATGTGAAGTTTCCATGATAATTGGTACTTGTTCTGCATGAGCCATCCATCCTGGAGGGGATAACAATCGTAAAGTGTTGGTTGGAAACCAACTATGCCAGAAATCATCATCATTGATGTCTTGGTCTTCTCTCAATATATCATCATCAAACATAAAATGTTTAAATGTGTATTTAAGAATATTCATCATCTCTTCATCAAATGTTTCTCTTACAGAAGTCATGGTTGTTTTGTTTTAGTAGATATATTTATTCAATAAAAAAGTATATCAATTTTATCAACTCAACCTTTGGAAAAGGTTGAACCAAAGTGAATCCATTGCCCCACTTCGGGAATTGGGTTACTTCGGTGAAAATGAATATTCATCTTGTGTCCATTGTTTGATTCTCTCTTTGTACAAGCTATTATACGCAAAGAAGAGATAGTTGCCAATATTTATATCCATTGATCTATATCTGTCATAATAATAATCGCTTTGTAACATAAACAGTATAATATTATCGTCAGTTGTCTCTCTTGGATGCGAAGATTCCATAATTATTGTGATAGGTTCTACATTTTCCATCCATTCTGGTGGCGATATCATTCGAACAGCCACATTTGGAAACCAACTATTCCAAAATTCATCATCATCAATATCAGGATCTGTCCTCAATATTTCTACACGAATCGTTTCATTGACCTCGGTTATTATCATAAAATATTTAAATGTGAATTTAAGAATATTCATCATTTCTTCGTCAAATGTCTCTCTTGCAGAAGTCATTGTTGGTTTTTGTTTAGTAGATATATTTATTCAATAAAAAAGTATATCAATTTTATCAACTTCAACTTTTTAAAAAGTGGAGCAAAATGGGAATATAATTACTTGTGTTTTTGACTCAACTTTTTTTAAAGGTTGAATTACTTCGGTGAGAACAGAAATTCATCTTCTGCCCATTGTCGAATACGATCTTTATAAATATTATTATATGTAAAATAAAGATAGCAACCTATATTGTCATCTTTCGTAAACAGGTCAGACCATTGATGATCTTCTTGAATTATCGATATAAGATCATCCTCACTTGATTGAAATACGTTCTGTATAAGAAATGTTGGTATTATTGGGTCATTAACATCCTCCCATCCAACAGGAGATATTAATAAAACAGCGTTGTATAGAAACCATTTATTCCAGAATTCATCTTCTGCGATATCATGTAATAACTCTTCTGCTTCATTCATCACGTATACTTTAAATGTGAATTTAAGAAGATTCATCATATCATTTTCAACTGTTTCTCTGATTTCTCTGATTTGTGGATTCATTATTGTTTTTTCTTTAATGAAAAATTATCTTTAATAAAAAATATTATCAATCTTATCAATCTTATCAACTCAACCTTTTCCAAAGGTTGAACCAAAGGATACAAATACATCCTGGTACTGCTCCACTTTTTATAAAAGTTGATTATTTCGGTGAGAATGGATATAATTGTAAGAACTCTATTTGTGCCCACTCTTTAATAGTTTGTTTGTATCTTGATTCATAGAACAAATATATATATCGTCCCATGTTGTATTCAAACGTTTCCCAGTCGCTATTAACAAACGGATTACCCTTGTCACTCAATATTGTTTCATCAGTTAATATTAGTACAATATCATCTATAGATATATTCAATGTATTAAACTGATAAAATTTGATCCAAACATATGTATCCCAAAAGAATGTATCTCGTATATATCTTCGAAAGTCAACATCCCAAAATTCATCACTTGAAATATTATGTCGCGTTACAGTTTCATTTTGTCTAACAAAGAGTCCATGTTTATAATTTTCCATATTGTAATTGGGTCTCGCGGCATCAACCTCTGGTTCATTGCCTGTTCCTCCTGTATAGAAGGATCGAAACGCGAATTTCATCAATCTTACCATATCTTCATCAAACTGTTGAATGTTCATCATTTGTCTTTTTGCTTCTTTAAATAGAAAATAATAATAAAAAAGAATATCAATTTTTCCAACTCCACTTCCCGAAGTGGAGCAAGGGTTTTAACTTTGATTCAACCTTTCCCAAAAGTTGAGTGGATTACTTGGGAGAGAACAAGAACTCGTCTTGTGCCCATTCTCGAATTCTGTCCTCGTATTTCGTATGATAGAAATTATATATAAATTTGCTCATATTTTTTTCATTTGTTGCCCAACTCCAAGTATGATATCGTCCAGTATAATCTGTTCGCATTGTTTCATTATTTAACGCAAAAGCAATTTCTGTATCTGTCAAATCCATTGTATTATGCTGAAAGAATTGTCCCCATATTTCGTCCTTCCAATAGAATACACTTTGAATACATTTTTTGAAGTCATTATGCCAAAATTCATCTTCTGTAATATCGAATGGTTCTTCATTTTTATAACCGAGAAGACTATAATCGATTTCAGCAGGATTAATATCTGTTCTTTCAGCATCAACAAATGGTTCATTGCCTGTTCCATTTGTATAATGTTTGCGAAATGCAAACTTGATAATATTCATCATATTTTCATCAAACTTTTCTGTCATTTTGATCTTTTTTGGTTCTGTAAATAGAAAATAACAATAAAAAAGTATATCAATTTTTCCAAAAGCGGAAAGGTTGACCCAAATGATCTCTGTTTGCTCCACTTTTTTAAAGTTGATAGATTACTTAGGCGAGAACAAGAACTCATCTTCTGCCCATTGTCGAATTCTGTTTTTATACTTAGCATGATAGAATCGATATATATAATGTCCAATATTATGGTCTCTTGTAGCCCAATTAGAAACATGAAATCGTTCATCATTATCTGCCATCATTAGTTCATTATTTAAAATGACATCTATTTCTATTTCAGTCAAATCCAATGTATTATGTTCGTAAAATGGTTGCCATATTATATTCTGCCAAAAGAAGATACTTGATACCAAATATTTGAAATCACGTTCCCAAAAAGAAACTTTTGAAATATCATTTGAATCTATAGATTCAGGATCGACTCCAGGATATTTGGGCGCTATTATACTATAGTAATCAATATCTTCGATATTTATATCAGTTCTTGTAGCATCAATATGTGGTTCATTGCCTGTTCCATTCGTACAATACAAACGGAATGCGAACTTGATAACGCGCATTATATTTTCATCAAAACGTTCTTGTGGTGTCGTCATTGTGGTTAGTTTCTTTAAATAGAAAATAATAATAAAAAAGTATATCAATTTATTCAACATTTAAGAAAGTTGAGCCAGAAGGAGACATATTTTGCTCCACTTTTTTTAAAAGTGGAAAGAGTGGAATTACTTCGGTGAGAACAAATACTCATTTTCTACCCATTGTCTGATTCTATCTTTGTATTGCATATCGTAAAACATACATATATATCGACCGATATTTTGGTTCCTGTTGACAGAACGTTCAAATTGTGTATTCATATTATCAAATATACCATCCATATCTTGAACTGGTGTTTGTAATTCATTATACAAGCAATATCGCGTCACTATAAATATATTCCATTTGAAGATTGCTGTAAGATTTGTCTTGAAAGTAACATTCCAAAATTGATCTTCTGAAATATCATTGTATTCTTTCAATCCATAATGAATAGCATCGAAATCAATATCGTCTCTTAAAGAATCCACTAAAGGATCATTGCCAGTTCCATGAGTGTAATAAAACCGAAACGCAAATTGAATCACTTTTATAATATCTTCGTCAAATTGTTCTTGTGGAGTCGTCATTGTGGTTGGTTTCTTTAAATAGAAAATAATAATAAAAAAGTATATCAATTTTTACCAAATATTTACACATACAACGAAAATTTATATATCATCTTATTTTATACCGAATGTGTTGGAATGAAAGTGTTTCGTTAAATACATTTTTATTTAGTAGTTTTGTATTAGCTCTTATTATTTACAACAATTCTTTTACGAAATATAAAATTCAAGAACTAAATAATAAATGGATCTATCTTTTTATCGCATCGTTTATATTGATGCAATTAATAGAATTTTTTATTTGGAGAAATATTAACAATAAATTTTACAATAATATATTTTCTATTTCTGCAACATTATTACTAATTATACAACCAATTTGTAGTATTATGATTTTAACAAACACAAATATACAATTGCGCAATATATTATTACTTTCTTATTTATTATTGACAATTCCATATTCAATATATAAATTTTCTACTAAACGTATGTATTCATCAATAAGTAAAACGGGTCATTTAAAATGGAATTTTTTTAGTTCAAGTCCAATTATTTGGATTATTTGGTTATTTTTCTTTTTATTTAGTTTTGTTTATGAAAAATATTGGTTTGGATTTTTCTTTGGATTAATTACTTTAATTATTACTGTTATAAATTATAAAAATGACAATACTATTGGGAGTATGTGGTGTTGGATTGTAAATTCAGTAATGATATATTATGTATTTTACTTATTAATGGTTTTGCCATTTTTAGAAAAAAATATTATTTGTTAATATCAACCTTTCCCAAAGGTTGATTTCCCAAAGATTGAGTGGATTTATTTCGGTATAATCGAGAACTCTTCATGAGCCCATGTTTGTAACATTTCTTTATATCTGGAATGATAATCTGCTTGAATGCGATGCATTATTATAGTTTCTGTAGAAATACAATCAAACATAGAATAAATATATGATAAAGGATCTTCCAACGATAATAAGTATTCTCTCGATGAACCAATCGCATAATATTGGTTGAAATAATTCCACAAATAATCTGTATCATCTTCATCTCTTCCAAGTTGTTCAAAACAACGTGGGTATACATCAATTTCCCAGAAGGCGTCGTCATATATATCAACAAATGACTCAAGAGTAAGACTACTGTTGATTTCTTCTGGTGGACCTTTTTCTAATTGTTCCTCTAAATCAGTATAATATAAGCGAAATACGACCTGCATGACCCGCATGATATCGTCATCAAGAATTGATTGCATTCTGTTTGGTTTGTTTAAAATACAATCAATTATTCAATAAAAAAGTATATCAATTTTATCAACCTTCCAACCTTTGGGAAAGGTTTTATTTCGGACAGAACAAGAATTCGTCTTGAATTTTATCTCGAATTTTATCTTTGTATCTTGTATTATAGAACGTGCATATATATATTCCAATCATTTTGTGGAAGGTGCCTCTTGTCGTAAATAGTTTACCATAGTCATCAAATAATCTATCATCACGAAAGACTTCCATGATTTGTCCAGCAGATATTTGTAATTGATTAGAAGCATAATATATTGTCCAAAAATCTACATTCCAATAGAATAATAATATTATCATTGTTTTGAAAGTAATATCCCAGAACTCATCCTCTATGATATCTACATCTACTATAGATTTCATATCGTAATGACTATTCTTGGTAGACATTTTGTCTCTAATCGCAATAATCAATGGATCATCGCACAGATCACTTGTATAAAATGTGCGAAACACACATGTCATGATTTTTAACATTTCTTCATCGAATAGTTCTTTTGCTGATGCCATTGTTGTTTTGCTTCTTTAAATAGAAAATAATAATAAAAAAGTATATCAATCTTTTTATATTTAAAAAACCCACAATCTTTTCAATTCAACGATAATTATAGAACTTATAAAAAAAGATTGAAATAAAATTAAATACTAAATTAGAATTTATAATTATACAACGAAAACATGCAAAAAATACAAGAAATTATTATTGAACTTTCAACCAAATATGGATTTGATTCAAATGAAGCAATCATTCATATAACAAATAAATATTTTCAAACCGAATTCAACTTTATATTTGAACAATATCCAAAAGAAAATATCATTGAATCCCTAAAAATATTTAGTGGATGCGATAGAAAAAAGCATATATTTACAAAAATGACCGATTGGGATAATAATGAATTTGTAAAATACATAAAAAAGAATAATATAAATGTTGAACAAATGAAGACCTTATTGGTTCAATCAGTCGATAGTTTAATTCAAATTAAAATGGAAAAAATAAAACATAAAGAAAAACGTGACAAACAGTTAATAAAATTTATAGAAGAATTACAAATAGGTGATATAGTTGATCAGTATCTTATTATTGAAAAATGTGATACTATTGCTAAATGTGTTTATATAGATCATAAACGATTTCATTCCAAAAAAAATGAGATTGACATACATTTAGGATTGAATTACGATAATAATAATTATATAAAAAAAATATCATACAAATATTTAAGAAACAGAGATCCTTATATTTCACGTCAATCATGGTATACTCTAAATTTTATTGTTGACGTTAAAAATATACATGAATTTATAAAATCTTTTAAAATAGCACACATAAATGCTACTAATAAGCGTGATAATGGAATATTACATACAATATTATCAAGTATTAAGTATCCCAACCCAGAAGATTATCCCGAAGATTTTAATGAATTGCCAAAATTCTTCGCTCAAAATAATAATGTAAATGATTTTAATAAATGGTGTGATATTTTAGAATTACCATATGAACATAAAAATAATATTTTAGAAATTAAAAAAAAATATAAAATAATGGCATTAAAACTACATCCAGATAAAAACATAGGAATAGATACAACTTCACAATTTCAAGAAATCAACTCCGCTTATTCAAGTTTACTAAATATGAACGAAGAGAAATAAAGATATACAAAAGATATATGATAATACAAACAACCTATTTTTTACTGCACTTCGGGAAGTAGATTTCTATTTAGGAGAGACCAGATATGTTTGTTCAACCCATTCAACCAACAGTTGTTTAAAATGTTCTGTATAGTTTCGCTTGATATAGAAGAGTATATTATCTTCAACTGAGATCTCTATTCGATATGGATAACATACATCGGGATGATAAGAAGATAAATATTCTATCATATCATCTTCTGATTCAATCGGGTGTGTTTCAGTATAAACATACATTGGATTGGGCCATTCCCAGAAGAGAGAACGATAGAAATCGTTTGACCAATATGGAGATTCTATATCAAACTTCGCCATGTATTTTTCAAAGTGAAATTGAAGGTATTCCATGATGTATTGTTCGCACATGTTGTTTGTTGTAATTGTATTACTTTCTTATTTCTCTCTTTGTATTTCAATTTTATATCTATATATAATATGTTACACTTACAACCCACGCAATCAAAAATGGTAAAGAATAAATACTTTATTGTTCCATTTATTAAGAGAAAGACAGAACCATTATTTATTAATGCTTGTGCCGCTATTTTTAATAATACTGTTCTTTTAGAGAATTTTAAGAACATCTCATTACGAGATACGACAAAGCATTTATGTACTGTAAAAGGGACAGGTGTGGATGAAGATTATATTGTAGATAATTTAAATAGAAACCAGTTTCTCATTTGTTTAATGAATCACGATGATTACTCATTGGCTGGTTTCGTATATGGAAAAGTAAATGATCCGCATAAATATACATGGTCTGCTTTCTACATAAATGTATTGTGTGCGCATAATAATCTGAAAGCAATTGGTTTCACTTTGGTAAATATTCTTAAACTTCTCTCTATTGAGATTAATAAGAATGATCCGTCAAAGATTGGATTTACATTAGATTCTGTTGATAGTCCAAATACTATTGATTTCTATAATAAACAGGATATATTGCCATTATCAAGTAAAAGCAATTTACTTCGAGGTTGGAAATTAGATCCGAGTATAAATATTGAGAGAAGCCTGATACAGAAGATTACACGTATTGAAGTAAAGAAACGAGCAAATAGTGGTAGTTTCGATTTCAAATCTCAATCGAGTGAAGAAACACCACCCACTCCTAGGGAAGATTTTATGGAACGATTAACTCGACAACTATTTAAACACCAGAAAAAAGAAACACCGACGAAAGACTTTGTTCTTATCAATCATCCTAGACTCAAAGGAATAAATAAAAAAATTACCAAAAAACAGCGTAAAATAGATAAACAGACGAGAGAAATACAACGACAATTAGATGAATCCAATGCATACATGAATTCATCTGAGCATATGTCATTTGATACTTTTGTAAGACAACCAGACCTTTGGTATTTGGATGAAGGTAGAGTCTCTCCGACAGAATTAAATCTTTTGAAAAAGAAAAAAGAGAGAAAAACAAAACGCCTGAAAAAACATCGACCTCGATTTCACGATTCCAATAATTATTTTAACGTTCTACGTCAATCTTCTTCTCCTTCTTTGGGTTCTGACAAAAGTTGAACTCTGAGAAATCAAAAAGGTTGTATTAAATATGATTCGGTATCTTTTGATATAAATAATCACATTTATATCAAGTATCCCAACATGAAATTACAAATACACGAAAATATTATAAATAAATTAAACTATTTCCATAAAATCCATAAAATACCGAACATATTATTTCATGGTGCATCCGGTTGTGGTAAGAAGACAATAGTAAATGATTTTATTAACACTATATATGATGGTAACAAAGAAAAAATAAAAGCATTTACAATGTATGTCAATTGTGCTCATGGAAAGGGTATCAAGTTTATACGCGACGATCTCAAGTTTTTCGCCAAAACACATATTAATTCAAATGGGGGAAATATCTTCAAAAGTATTATTCTGTTAAATGCAGATAAACTGACAATTGATGCACAGTCTGCATTGCGACGTTGTATTGAACTCTTCAGTCATAATACTCGATTCTTCATTATTGTAGAAGACAAATATAAATTACTGAAGCCTATTCTCTCTCGGTTCTGTGAAATCTATATACCTGAATCGATATATAATGGAAAACCGATTAATTTGTACAAGTTTAATATAGAAAACACATACAATTTTGGAGATATTAAAAAGCAGCGAATTGAATGGTTAAAGAGAGAAATAGAAAGTGTAATTAATGCCAAGGTATGCGATGTGACAAAATTATCTGTTAAATTATATGAAAAAGGGTATAATGGATTGGATCTAATTTATTGTTTGGAAAATAACATGATCCATTTTGATGAAAAGAAAAAATATGAGCTATTATTCACTTTTCAAAAAGTAAGAAGTGAAATACGGAATGAAAAATTATTTATGCTATTCATTCTTAATTTTATGTTTGTAGATACTACCTTTCCTTTAGATAAAATAAGATGAGCTTCTTTATTTACAACATATATCATATTCCATTTGAAACCATTCCATGATCGGTTCTTTGAATATAGTTGTCCAGTTTTCCTCTATATAATCTAGAAGGTTGTTTTCTAGACAAATCCGTCCGTTGTATTTTGGCATGAGAATCGGTACCATATCTTGTCGAATGACTGTAAATTGATGGTCAAGTAATTTATTATACAATGATAAACTAGAACTTATATTCATAAGCGTAATTATGTTATCCCAGAAAACATCATTGTAAGTGATAGAATGATATGTTCCATCAAATCCAGTTTGTTTCATTTCGTCCAATAATTCATCCCACATTTCATACCACATATCTTCTGTCCAATTACGAGAATTATGAGGTTGGTTAAGGTTAATTTGAAACATATTTTCAAGACGTCTCTCGAGCTCTTCTATATCAGAGAAGATTGATTTTATAAAGCATATAATTTCTTCATTCAAATGAAGAACTGTCATTGATTTCTCTTCTTCTGTCAATATAATTTCTGTCGTCATTGTTGCGTCTGTCATTGTTGTTTGAATAATAATATACTTAACTTCTGTAAAAAGCAGATCAATTTTTAAGTATATTATTTTCTTTATATTGAAAAAAATATTATATTACACCGACAACAGCAGCACTTATTTGGGTGATATACTAAACTCCATTTGAGCCCATGTCTTGATCTCTTCTTTAAACAATTCATCCCATTTATACTGTATACAATACAGTATATTTTGATGTAAATTCATATGTCTATCGTAATAATCGAAGAGATTTGGTATCATTCGTCGTTCAACAATTGTATATTGATAATTGCGTATTTTATTATGCCAGAAATATTGTACCAGAATATTAATGCAAAGATTATCCCATAACATATCATTAAATAAGATAGATTCGAATGTTCCATCATATCCAGCTTGAATAATCTGGTTTCGTAAGTCCCAAGTCCAAATATCAGGTTTTATTTCCAAAATGTAATCTATATGTTTCACAAACCCTTCTGTATCAGAGAAGACTGATTTAAGAAAGCATATAATCTCTTCGTCCAAATGTTGTTCGGTTGTCATTGTTGTTTGAATTGTAAATACTTATCTTCTGTAAAAAGCAGTTCAATTTTAAGTATATTTTTCTTTATATTGAAAAAAATATTATATTATCTTTGCGACGACGATGCTATTTATTTAGAACAAAACCCATACTCTATTTGAGCCCACATTCGAATCTCTTCTTTAAATAATTCATTCCATTTATACTTTATATTACACAGAATATTGTACTGTAAACTCATATGTCCATCATACATGTAGCCGCTATTATCGATCATATTTGGTATCATTCGTCGTTCAACAATTGTATATTGATAATTGCGTATTTTATTATGCCAGAAATATTGTACCATCATATTTGTACAAACATTATCCCAAAATATATCATTGAATAAGATAGATTCGAATGTTCCATCATATCCAGATTGAATAATATGAGTTCGCAATTCTTCATTCCAAATATCAGGTTTTGTTTCCAAAATGTAGTCTATTTGTTTCGCAAACCCTTCTTTGTCAGAGAAGACTGATTTAAGAAAGCATATAATCTCTTCATTCAACTGTTCGGTTGTCATTGTTTTTTTAAATGTAATATTATCTAGTTGTATAAAAAGTAAATCAATTTAATTAGCGCAGTCATTTCTCAGTTGAAAAAAAACTATATATTATTTATAATATTATATTATTATTATTTCATTTTGGACATATTCCAAATGTGATTTGTGTCCATTCTCGAATTGGTTCTTTGAATATATCTGTCCATTGATCAATTAAGTAATCCCACAAATTAATATTGACGCTTTGTATATCACTGAACTCATCATTCGGCATAAATGGTTGAAGCCCTTCAATTGTCTTTTCTACAATAATGAAATCATATCTTATCAATCTTTGAAATATTATGTAGAATTGAACACATTCAGACATAATTATATCCCAAAAGTATTCATTGTATAGAATAGACTCAATAGTTCCATCATATCCAATTTCGATCAAGTCTTCATATAATGAAGTTTGGTTTAATTCTACAACAAACGTGTCAAAGTCGACAAATACGCTTTTCATAAAATCTATCAGTTCAACAATCAATTGATTTTGTTGTGCCATGGTTTTTTGTAATAATGTAACAATAATAAGTATTTTAAAAAATAAATCAATTTTATAATACTGTTCTCATTCTTCAGCGTTTAACATATTTACCTTTTCAACATATATATTTTTTTTGTTACATATACGAACACTCCTCCCTTCATTTAGGGCATATAGAATACTCATTTTCAGTAGATTGTCTTAATGGACCTTTAAATAAATCATGCCAATTATTATTTATATATATCCATACATTTCTATAAATATTAATTGTGTTATCATAATCCGGAATAATATACCGAATATCTTCTTTCTGTATTAATTTACATTCATATGTTTGAAATGCATTGTATATAAACCAATTCAAACTTTTAATTAATATAGTATCCCAAAATTCGTCATGATAAATCAACGATTGTAATGTTCCGTCATACTCAATGTTATTTAAATAGTTTACAAATATATTATCAACACTACTTCTTAGTAGTGTATTAAACCATTTTATTAGTTTGTTCGAATAAATAAATTCTTGAATAATGAATATAAATTCTTCATTCATTCTTGTTGTTGTCATACTTGATAATAATATATATATGTCGTGTAATTAATATTTTATTATTATTATTATGATTGTCGTTCGTTATCACAGAAAAAAAAATAAATCAAAGTAATTAAATGGATGACTTCAATATTAATGCTTTACACGAATCCAAGAATGAATGGTCAAGTCGTCTTATCACTATTATGACTCCATTAATAATCGAAGGACTTCGTTCTATATTTGAAGAATCCACAAATCTTTGTTCTTCTAATGGAGAGATGGATAAGTATTTAATGACTTTCCAAAACTTTATCAGTCGAATCCCAAAATGGAATGCAACCATCATAGAAGAAGAAAAGGCTCGCATTATTGAAAAGAGTCGGTGTCCATATTTAGAAGATTTGATTACTTGTGTTCATATAATTCAACTAAAAGTACTTACTGCTGTGAGAGTTGGACAAAAGCAGAAAAAGATCGATTTGGATATACCCAAATTAGACGTGTTCATTCATAAAGTGTATATACATATTGCCAGAAAAGTCTACCAGAATGTTTATCTATTTGAAATCAATATTCCACCTTTAAAGACTCAGAGAAATAATCGAGAACTGGAAATAATGGTACAAGAAAGTATATTAAATGCTGTTAGAGAGAGTATTCCAGTAGATACTATTTTGAAAGCATATATGGATGAAACTGTTGAAGAAGATGTAATTGAAGAAATCAAAGAAAAAGAAATCAGAGAAACAGATGAAATGAAAAGGTTAAAGAAGGAAAAAGAGACGCCTTCGAGAGTTGTCGAAGAAGAGAGACCAACCCCTCGTTTAGAACAGAAAGTGACAAATTCCTATGATGATTTGTCTGATTCTGATGAAGAAGATAATAATTATGGAAAACAGAAAATTGCATTCAATGATGTTGATTTAGTTAGAGATGTCAATAATAATGACGGTAGTGTTGTTGCACCCAAGTCGTTTGAACGATTAGATGAGATTAGTAATATGCGTAATGATCAGAGAAAGAGAGAAGAAGAAGAAGAAGAGGAAGATGATGATGAACCGATTAAATTGAAAATATCAGATAACTTAGTTTCTGCTGCTGACTTGGGAATCCAATCTTTGGAACCAGTTGTCTTAGATGATGATGTCGATCTTCTCTCTGGGTTTATTGAAGAATTGAAATAATATAATAATTTTCGATTAAAAAATGTTTAATTAAATTGCAATTACAACACAACAACAACAACAAAACAACTTATCTAACTTCTTGCGGTCCCTTCATTCCATTCTCGTTCTCATTTTCTCGACACCAATCAACCTCTCACCCATCAACCTCACGCAGTTCTGCGTCTTTCAATCTCATCCCTTGATTCTTTGACACGCTCATTTGCATACTGAATGAGTTCTTCTCCTTTTTTCACCAAATCCTCACCTCTTGCGATTTCGTCATTTCCGCCTTTTTTGACATTCGTCCATCTTGTAATCTCGTCGTTCATTGTGACGTTATCCACTTCCATGTTGTTGAACTCTTCTTCCATCTCCGTGATATACTCTTGAGCCATCTCAACCGCATCTTCTCCTTGATTCATAAGGCGTGTCCCATTTTGAATATCATTTTCTCCGATTGTTATGCTGTTTTCCCAAAGTTGGATTCTTGAGAACAATTGTTCATTCGTGAAGAACGAAAGACCTCCACCCACAGATGGTGCCTGTTGCACTGAAAGCATATTATTTGTTTGAACTGTGTTCATTTTCGAGTTTGTATTAGTTTGGTTTGAAACGTTGTTTGTTTGTTTAAAGTAATATAAATCCACTTGTGGAAAAGTATTTCAATTTTTTTATTTTTGGTGTGTTTTTTGAAAAACTTAAAATTTGTAAAAAAAAAGGTTGGATTTAATCCAACCATATACCATCAGTATATATTATCCATAATATCGTTCCACACCACTCCACATATATTATTTATGTCATGTTTGCTCGGCAAACTGGGCACCGTCTGATGTTGGCATTCGCTGAAGACATGACTCTGAGAAGACATTCCAGACAGATGAAGTGGCGACAACGCATCCCGCATACTGGAGTTCTCATTGGATCCCCGTCTTGGTCCATCCGGCGATAGCAACATGGACAATCATGAACAGGGTCGATAACCAAGTCTTCTGGTTCTTCATTGTCTTCTATCACATGAACATACACGGGTGCTTGTTCTGGAACTTCTTCTTGTTCTATCACATGAACAATCACTGGAACTGGTTCTGGAACTGGCACAACTTCACCTGGTAACACAGGCATTGGGATGTCAACCAATCTCCAGTTGCAATTTGCATCCCAGAAGAGCGATGGTTGTTCAAGAAGAGGAACAAGTTCCGCTGCCCTCTTGTGATGATACCAATGATCATACTCTTGAGGTAAAGTCTCCCATCCAATAACTGTTCCATCATTGTTATGTTCGAAACCCATGACATAACGGAATGTATCTGAAATATCCCTTTCAAATGTCCATTGTCCAGCAACATACTGAACAAAATTTTCTCGGTCTCCGTCAAATAATATATCACGCACCTGTTCTATTGTTTGCATACCTTCATATCTTCCACCTGGAATGGTATAAGCCGTAAAGGTATTACGAAGATGCTGGTAGCAAAACTTAAAGTATTCATTGAAATAGAAATTCTTGACATTGTTTGGAATTGCCATTTTGATTTGCTTTGTTGCAGTTTGTTTTATTGAATTGTAATATGTTATCTCTTCTGTAAAAGTATTTCAATTTTTTTAAATGAAAAAATAAAGCAGATCCAACATGCTTTAACAACAATGTATGTATGTATGGTCATTGTGATTTTTACACTGAATAAAAAACATAGTTAAATTACATTTCAATGCAAATCAAATCAAATCATGCTATTGTTCTTAAGAGTATCTGGTGCTTGCTCGAGATGGTTTTGACGGAATCGAATTGAGTCCAAATCCGTATTCTCCATCTCCAATCAACAATTTCAAGAACTCGTCTTTCTCTTCTGGTTCTCCTTTGTCTTCTTCAAAATTCCATCGTCCAACAAACCTTTTCGTCACATCGAAGATACAATGGCTTTTTGTCACAGAGTATTCATCCTTTTCAATCGTAATCATTTTAGATTCTGGATCCCATTTTCCAACATGATTTCTCTCTTTGTCATAGACTTCATTCTTGCTAGCACGGACTGTATACTCGCCTCCAACAATAGTCCAAAACTCCTCAACCTTTGGTTCGCCTTCTGCGGGGTTACCCCGCATACCCATTTGCTCGCCCTCAACCTTTGGAAAAGGTTGGTCCAAAGGACGCCTGTGGCGTCCCTCTTGCTCCACTTCAGTAAGTGGATTTTCAAAGGCAGTTTCAACATTAGGAACCAACCCTTGTAATTGTTCTTCTGCTATAGCAAGTCGCGTCTTCATGTCATCAATGTCTTTGACCATTCTTCTGCGTTCAACTTCTTGTTGTCCTTTTTTGACAAGGTCTCTCGATTTTTTTATCATGGCTAGACCAAGCCTAATTAACTCACGACCTTCTTCTTCTGTGTCTTGCCAGATGCCGATTTGTTCATTCAATTCATCGTCATCTTCACAGAAGGTAATAATAATATTCGATTCGTCAGTGTTCATGTTTGATCACGTAGTTTGTTGTTTTGTGTAACTTCTTTTTACAGAAGTAAAGTATTTCAATTTTTTACATAAGTAGTGTATTTTGAATAACTTAAAAACACAAAAGAAAAAACCATGGGTTTTTAGAGGGTTGCCCACCCCTCGTGTAAAATTACATCAACATTAAATCTCTGGTAAATAAAAGCATCCATCATTTTCATCATCACTATCTTCGTCATATTCGTCTTCATCTTCTTCTTCGCTGTCTTCTTCTTCTTCTTGAAAAGTAATCGTATTAAAATCGCAATTGTATTCTCCGACATATTCTCTGTCTAGACCGAAGACATGATTATCACTGGTGATCCAGTATTCAGCACCATAAATTGTTCTCATCTCTTTCGTCTGTTTAACAACTGGAACAAATTGTTCTCTTGCTTCTTTTGCTTGTTTCTTCTGCGAAATCGATTCCATATATGTTCGCATATAAGGTGGTTGTCTTCCCTTCGCAAAATGTTCTGGACTCATATGGTGTTTTCGTTCATTATTTTGGCGTATTCGCTCTTGCAATTGCTGGTTCTCTTCTTCGATCTTATCCAATTCTTCTTGCATGCGGATCTTTGTCATCTTGCTGTCAATCTTGTTCCAGATTTCTTGCTGTGTCTTTGTCACTTTTTTACACAAAGTCGCAATCTGTTTGCGCATTGCTTCACAATCCACAACCATGGCAGTCAATTCTTCATCTTTGTAAAGTTCTTTGAGAAGTTTGTTCGGCACTTTAATCTGTGGGAAAGAAGGACACATTATTTCAGTGGAATATTGTGACAGACTTACTTCTTCGATATTGGCGGTTTGTTGTTGTTGAGTATTCATTTTCGTTTTGACGGTTTTGGTTTGTTTTTTAAAGTAATTTCTTTTTTACAGAAGAAAAGTATTTCAATTTTTACAAAAAAACAAAAAACCATGGGTTTTTAGAGGGTTGCCCACCCCTCATGTAACATTACACAACATGAAAATCACATAGTTGGTTTAATCATCACTTCCATCCATCACTTCCATCCGTTCGTTCAAATATATCGGTTTCCTTTGTAGATAGACCTTATTGTCTAGACCAAGTTGTCCAAGGAAGCGTCCATCCAAATCATAAATATCATTGCCAGAATGGTTATTCATACATTCAATTCCGTCAATTATTTGTTTCTCGTATTCAAATCCGTTATATATTTTCTTCCTTGGTGGCTGAATCTGTGGAAATGAACCATTACCTCGTGTTCTGTATTCTCCGATATAAAATCCATCCAAACTATAAAGCTGGTCATAATCCGACTGGTGAAGGATTTTGCCAGCGTTCAAGTATTCAACTCCATCAACTTTTAATTTAAATCGTTGAACAACCCCGTTCGTTGCCTCGAATTTTCCGAGCCTATTCTGGCGGCTTATTGCCTGGAATTTCCCGATGTAGATTCCATCCAAGCTATAAATCCTGGAACAACTAGACACCATATATTCAACTATTTGCTTCTCTCCATTCGATTTAACAACTGGTTCTGGAACAATCACTTGCACTGATTCTGATAATTCTTTTTCTTTTATAATTTGTTCTGGAATCTGGTGTTTTCGTTCATTATTTTTGCGTATTTGCTCTTCCAATTGTTGGTTCTCTTCGTCAATTTTATCCAACTCATTTTGAATGCGCATTTCCATCATTTTGCTGTCAATCTTGCGTTGGATTTCTTGTTTTATCTCTTTCATTGTTTGAACAAAATCTTGATAATCAGTCTCAAATGTTGCGACCAGTGATGTAATTTCTTCGTCTTCTCGGAGTTCTTCTGGAATTGTAATCTGTAGGAAAGAAGGACACATTAATTCTGTTGGAAGTTGTGACAGACTTACTCCTTTTTCGATTTTGGTTTGTTGTTGAGAGTTCATTTTCGGTTTTCGGGTTTTGGTTTGAGTTTTTTAAACACTTGATTTTTTGTTTGAGTAACATCAATGATAATGAAAAATAGCATTTCAATTTTTTTAAACATGGAGTGTTTTTGGAAAACTTAAAATTGTTAGAAATACAAAGTAAATACAAAATAAAAAAACGGGTTTTTAAAGGATTGCCCGATCCTCATGTAACATTACACAACATGGAAGTCATCTTCATTTAAGCATCTGTAACTTTCTTCTGGTAGAAGAGTCTTGTTTGCGTCCTCCTTCCCATATGATAATGATGGTTGTCCGACCTTCTTCACATAGAATAATGGTTGTCCGTTGTTTTGGCGAATTTTCTCCTGACGTTTTTCCAAAGCAGTAATATGCTTTTTGCTTTTCATGTGCGCGCTATACGAACACTTCTTGATTCGGTTTCCACATTCGCATACCATCTCTTCCCGCAAACATTCTCTGTTTTTCAGATAGTACGGATTCATGGTCATTGAATCAGGTCTCATCTCAGAATCAACTGAACTTGGAGGAGGAACCATCAATGATAGATGTTGTTCCTGACAAATATTCACTAGACCCAAATTTTTGATTTTATCAATTACCTTTTTTGTGTTGATTTGTTGTTGAGAATTCATTTTCGTTTTTGAGTTTTTGAAACACTTGATTTTTGTTTGAGTAACATCAATGATTATGAAAAATAGCATTTCAATTTTTTTAAACATGGTGTATTTTTTAATAACTTAAAAACCAACTTTTCAAAGTTGGGCAAAGGGTATGTGGGACCCCGCAAAGAAACAAAAAATGGGTTTTTAGAGGGTTCCCCATCCCTCCTGTAAAATTACACTTCTTCAGTCAAATCACTAATTACACTTTCATCATCATCCTCATCCTCATCATCATCTTCTTCAAAAATAATCGTGTTCCGTTCACGATTGTATTCACCGACATATTGTCTATTTAGACCGAAGACATAGTTATCGCTGGTGACAAAGTATTCAATGCCGTCAATCATTTTCTTCTCTTTTGTCGGTTTAACAACCGGGTTTGAAACAACCACTTCTTTCTCCATCTTGATTTCTATTTCCTTCTTCAAACTGATTAAGGGTTGAATGTTCTGCTGGATCTTCTTTTTGCGTTCTTCCAAAGCAGTTAAATGCCTTTTGCTTTTTAGGTGGACCTTGTATGAAGCCTTCTTGAGTTGTTGTCCACAATCACAGAACACCATTTCAACCTCATCACGATGTTTTCCACCATGACCATGATATTTCTTCACAGAGCCCCTTGAAGTCATGCTGATATCTGGACTTGGTGGAGGAACCATCAAGAAGAGATGAGGTTCTCTTACTGTTACTGGAGTTGAAGGAGGAGCAACAGTCAATCCTACTTCAATTGGTTCTTCAAAGAGTTCGAGTTCTCTCGCATGTCGTTCCTTCAATTCACGAGTTTCTTCTGCTTTAACATCGCGCTCAATGGAATGTCGCTCTTCCATCTCACGTATCTCTGCCAAGTCGATGTCCATTTCGACTTGTTGTCGTTCTTGAACTTCTTTGAGCTGGCGATTCTTCTTTCGATCAGCAACCATTTTGTCAAAGTCGGTATCACTCATTGATTCGACCAGCTGTTGACAAGTATGTATTAGACTCAAATTTTCAATTTTAATATTTACCTCCATTGTATTGATTTGTTGTTGTTGAGAGTTCATTTTCGGTTTTGAGTTTTTGAAACGCGTCGTTTGTTTTTTAAAGTAACTTCTATGCTAATGAAAAAAAGTAAATCAATTTTTCGAAAACATGACATATTTTTGGAAAACTTAAAATCGCCTTTGAAAAAAGTCAGCAAAATGGAACCCCAACAGAAATAAAAAATGGGTTTTTAGAGGGTTGCCCATCCCTCCTGTAAAATTACACAAACATGGTCATGACAAATTGAAATTCAAATGATAGCAATATGGTTTTCAGGTCTAGAATCAGAATTTTTATACAATTTGATCGTTGGTTGTGTTCTCATTACCTTACCTTGGTCGAATTGTTCGAACCATTTTCTGCTTATCCATAATATCTCACGCGCATACAATGCCATAGGGATTGTCTTCCATTTCTTTTCATGCCATCCAAGGAGACAGTTTACGGCAAAGATTTTTGCAATCTTAGTTTCGTATGACTTTACATTGGTGACCCAACATTGTTGCATGGTTCTGTCTCCTCTCAGCACGCTCAATGCACTTGCTCTCCAACTTGCTCTTCTCATTTTTCCGATAGCAGTAAATCTGTCTTGAAAATATTTCATTTCAAATCGCATGATATTTATAAATTCACCGATTTTGCTGTAGATATCATATGGGAATTGGTTCTGTGAAGAAGTTGATATTGTCCCAACAAGAGTTTGCTTCAGACAAATCATGCGATTTTCCAGCTTCTTCGTGTTAACAATCTTGCCGATTGATAGACAATTTTCGCAGACAATTTCTGTTTGTCTTGTTCCATTCGAGTGAATGACTACCACACTGTAGTTCATTGATTTTTGTATAGTAATTTGACAACATCCACATGTTTCAATCACTGATTGGCTTTTCTTTGAAATAAGTTGAGTATTCATTTTTGATCGCTTTGTTTGTTGTTTGAGTAATTTCTTTTTTACAGAAGAAAAGTATTTCAATTTTATGAACTTATAAAAACCACAGAAACAAAAAATGGGTTTTTAGAGGATTGCCCACTCCTGCTGTAAAATTACACAACAAACATATCATGACATGTTGAAAGTTCAATATTTCTTACACTCTTTTTTTCTCCGATAGTGGCGTTCTGCTGCTCCATTTCCATACTTGTCTTGGATCCAATGGACTTACAGGAGTATCCGGAAAATATGAGTTGAGTTCTCTCACTGACATCGGGCTTGGAGGAGGAACCATCAAAGACAGATAGGGTTCTCTGACAGTCACTGGAGTTGGAGGAGGAACCATCAAAGACAGATAGGGTTCTCTGACAGTCACTGGAGTTGGAGGAGGAACCATCAAAGACAGATAGGGTTCTCTGACTGTCACTGGAGTTGGAGGAGGTGCCACAAATTTCACATCGTCATCTTGTTTAACCAAGAGATGTATCAGTTCTTCTATATGACGCTCGTTCATCGCCCGTGTTGCTTCTGCTTTTACCTCACTTTCAATGAGGTGTTGCTCTTCCATTTTGCGGGTTTCATTCAAGTCAATTGCTCTTTTACTAGAATACTGGTCTCTGGCTTGTTGTCTTTGGAACATTTGCAAGATAACGATTTCTCTCATATAAGCGTCCATCATTTCCCGTGTTTCTTCTGCTTTTACCTCACTTTCAATGAAATGACGCTCCTCCATTTCACGCGTTTCTGCCATGTCGACAGCCCTTTCATCGAGATGTCGTTGTTGAATCAACATTCGCTGGCGGAATTTCTGTCGGTTCGCAACCAATTTATCAAACTCGGTATCGCTCATCGATTCCATCATTTGTCGACAAGTATCCATGAGGATCATTTGTCTCATTGTATTAATTTCTTGTTGTTGTTGTTGAGAATTCATTTTTCGTTTTTTGAGTTTTTTAAAGTAAATTCATCTTTCAATAAAAAAGTAAATCAATTTTTTGGAAAACTTAAATCCATAACAAATAATCCATGATTTTAAATATCTTTAACATATACACCTCTCAAAGTAAACACCATAATAACAGGTTGCTGTCTCATGATAATTCTGTGTTCGAATAATCCAAACCATTTTCTGCTTCTCCAGATCAATAATCGTCCATATTCCGCCATTGTATTGGTTCGTTTATTTATTCTATCCCAATGAAGAGGTCGAACGAAGAATATATCCTTGATCTTTGTCTCATATGATTTCACACTGTTAACCCATGATTGCATTACTATATGATTTCCACGAAGTATGCTGAGAACACTTGCTCGCCAACTGGGTTTTTGCATTCTACCAATTTCAATAAACTTTCTCTGAAAATAGTCCAAGTCTTCTTGACGACGCAATTCATATTGACTTACCAAACTATTTCTCGTATTTATATCGAGATATTCCATAATTCTATAGGTTAATGCATCAGGTAATTTCTTCCATGAAAATGTTTCACGAAGATTATTTGCAAGACGCTCCAACTGTTTTTCCAATTTCTTCGTTTTGACAATTTGGTCGACTGCTACGCAATTGCCACAGATGATTTCACAATGAGTTGTTCCATCTGGTCGATCATTGACGATGACACTATATTTTGTAGATTTTTGTATAATATTTTGACAACATTCACATTGAAGTGTCATTGTATCAATTACCGATTGAGATTTCAGAGAAATAATTTGAGCGTTCATTTTTGAGTGGTTCGATTGTTTGTTTAAAGTATCTTCTTTTTCAATGAAGTAAAGTATATCAATTTTTTAAAAATAAATAAAAAAATACGACAATTTAAAATCTGTTGTCGTGGTATATAATATCAAATCCAATCCATTCCTATATTTATTTCGAATCAACTACAAGTCTATCTTTATTTACAGCAATATCCCATGATGATCCATCTTCGTCATATGCTTTGATTCTGTTTTTAATATCCCATATTGTTCCAACTTTTCCCAGGAAGCCTTGACTTTTCGCAAACATGCTCCAGAATTGTCTCGGTGATTTATATGAAATATCATGTTCATCTTTCCATTGTCCCTTTTTCCAATTACCTTCTTCTGTCTTGTAAATGGATGCAGTTGTTCCTCGATAATTTACTTCAAGACGAGTTGTATGCTGAAATGTCGCATTCAAATTATATGATGTTCTGGACTGTCTTCCAACAGTTGTAGTTGTATTGATTGATCTATCATCATCATCATCATTCATTGTCCTGAATATTTGTTCTTTGAAACGCTGTTCTTTGTTCGAAAGTGTTTCCAAAATTCTGTTATGTTTATCCAAACGAATTCGTTCTTGTTCATTGAACGCATCAATCTCTTTTTGTTTCAATGATTCTACTTCTCTCAATTGAATAATTGCCTTTTTGTTTTCTTCAATTTGTGCCAATTCCTGCTTTACAGCAAGTTCTTGTATTTTCGCAAGGCGATATACTTCTGTTAATTCGCTCATTTTAGTTATAGCAATTTTCATATTATTTTCTGCTGTATTATAATCATTTTGTACGATATTAAATTTTGCTTCAGCATCTATTTTTTGATTCTGTGCATCATTTAACTTTTGTATAGCAATCTCTTCTTGTTGAATAAGAAGCTCTTCTGTGTATTGTTCAGTCATCATTTTTGAATTGATTGAGGTTGTTTTAAAGAATAAATCGGTTTTATTGTTTAAATTCAGTTTCAATTTTTTTATTTTAAGTATTTTACTATTTTATATGGTATAAAATAGTAAATTGTTGCGTTTAGTATAATGCGAAAAAGTATTTCTTTAATTATAATGAAACAAGTATTTTTAAATGCATCTATCGTATCTGTAATATATACTATAATAAAATTAATAGAAATCCAATTTATAGATAAAGAAGAGATCAATATTAAGTTGGTTATAAGAGACATGCTAATAGTTTTTTTTAGTGTAATCGCAGGCCATTATATGTTAGAACAATTAACACCAATGATATATGGAGCACCAGAAGCACAGATAAATAATCCTCAAGTATTTACGGATAATCCTTCTTTTTAAAGAAGTATAAGAAGAACTGACAGAAGAATATTGTATTTATTATATATGAGTTTAAAATCAACAAACATAACTTCGAATTCAAGTTTCACTACAATGTCAATATCAACGCCAACCCAAATTGCTAGTTTAAACACAACTCCAAAGAAAAAATCAAAATCAAAATCAAAATCAATACAGAAATCAACAAAAAATATAGCTAATATAACTACTATTTCTGGAATAGATATTGATACGAGTTCAACCATGATTCATATAATATCTGCTTTAATTGGCATTGTTGTCTTCTATTTTGTTCCATTACTATCAAATTTTATTGATAAACCGGTTACTGCTGTTATATTGAATATTATTCCCAATGATCTTATATTAGGGTTTTTTATTGTTGAAAGTTCTTTTGAACCCTACTTATTTGTATGTATATTTACACCTTTATTAAATGTATTTGATAATATTTTATCTTATATATTATATATATACGTTAAAGTATTACCATCAATTGCTTTATGGAGTAATATAGTAGTATGGCTTATTGCAGTAATAATATCTTATTTTATATAATACTATATGAAACTTACTTCGAAAAATATTACAATTAGTGGATTAAATAAAAAAACATCAAATAATTTAATTGTCATTATTTCAGTCACATTAGGAATGATTATATTTGCATTAATACCGTTTGTTGCGAATAAATTATCAAATCCAGTAACATCTGCTTTATTAAATGTTGTCCCAAATGGTATGATATTAGGGTTTTTTATTATTGAAAAAAATTTTGATATATATTTTAAGGGATTGATATTTGCACCTCTTATCAATACGGTTATCGATATATTTGTTTATTTCCTTTACAGATATTTAGGTTTGTCTACAATAGTATCTATTTCAACTGGTATATTTTTATGGTTATCTGCATTAATAATATGCTATTTTATTGAATAACTTAAATTTCAAATCATTATCACATTATATTATAATATAATGTGGTATATTTTGGAGAGTATATTTGTAGGATTATATTGCGTGATCATATACACAATAGTCAATTTATTTCTTTCTTCTAGATATTTTTTCTCTCTTTTATTAATTACTGGATTCTTAAAACATTACGTAGGATATTATTTGGGATTACACGAATACTATTATCATTACGGGGAGCAATGTTTGAAAATACGCAACAAAGAGGGTACACCGAATATTAGAAAAATAGTATTCAAAACAGGACAAAAAATATTACTTATACAGTCAGGTATAGAAGCCATATTATTTATTATTGTAGGATATTTATTTCATTGGTTATTCAAAAATCTCAATTATTATATTCTCTTTTTTATAATTGGATTTTCATTACATATTATGGCAGAATTTTTGGGAATTCACAAATGGTTTTGTCGTCATATCAGTTAAATATTTATTATTTCTGGCATTTCTGACATTTCTGGTGTTTCATTTGATAAAGTTTGTAATAGTGGAACTTCATAAAGTTGGTCTAATGCCAACATATTCTTATTAGGCGAATACCATCCATTCGTTCCATTATGAATATCATTAATTGATCTAAAAGCATAATCATAACTCTTTGCTACATTATACATATCGAATAATCGCACAGCTCTTTCATGAATATATTTTCTGTCAAATCTTCCATCTAATGCCATTTGAACTCCATGGCAGAAATCCGATAATGTATGACATCTTAATCCTGTTTTTAATTGTTCGATATTTTCAGTAAATGCGCCATGATGAGAAGAAATAACTGGAACGCCACATAATTGCGCCTCAGCAGAAACCCCACAAAAAGGTTCTAAGAATATTGTTGGTGTTAATATAGCAGCAAATTGACTCAAATAATCCCATCTTTCTAAACCATGAAGAGGTTTATGATATTTAATATTAGGTTCTGTCAAATATCGCGTTGGGTCACCTTGTCCGCAAATATATACATCGACATGTGGAAATCTTCTCGCAACTTCCACAATAACATCTAATCCTTTGATATGTGTAATTCTTCCAAAGAACCCGATTGTATTCTTTTTACATATTGGTTGAAAAGGCCATTCTTTGATGTCATAATAATTAGGACAGACAAACCAATAATTTGGTGGTTGAATATTAGCTCTTGAACAATCATAATGTAATTTGGCATAACTTTCATATATGCGATAATCTTTGTAAGCATTACTATACCCAATTCCAGATTCAACATATACGTAATTTAACCCTACAAATGCTGCTTCATATGCAGGACCGAAAGGTATACATACAATATCCGTCGTATTTGATCTATAATTTTTTATCAATTCTTCGCGAAATCGCCGATTAAACTCTTTATATAAAGGCGTATCCCAATTTGCTAAGTTTCCAACTTCTTGGCTTGGATCAGATAATTTTTTTACAGCTTCTTCTTTTGTTAACTTTGAGTCTAAGTATAAACAAGAATCGACTTTCAAATCAGTATACTCATTAACAGTTAACAACTGTATTTCAACATCTGCACCAGAAGTTGATGTTTCTACGCCATAATGATATACTTCATAACCTACACTTCGCATCATAGGAGAGAATCGCAGAACTTTACCCGTAAAAGCACAATGACTATATTCATTTGTAGTGATAGTATGTGGAATTGCTGGTAAATGGAGTCGAATTTTCATTATATCAAATAATGAAATAAGTATTTATATTAATATTAACAAATAATTATTATCGTCCAGTCCATACTTTAATAATAGGTACATTAATGACTTTGTCTGATTGTTGGTCATCAAGATATTTATCAAAAGTATATCCCCATTTCATATACGTTGTAATAGAACCCAAAAGAGAGAAGGCTCGATATTTCATTATAATCGGACTTTCTAGAAAAAAAAGAACACCCATTATTCGTTCGAGACAACATCGATCTTCTCTCTTTCTGACAAATTTCAACAAAGAAAATAGATTATATTTTTCTTGAAGTCGATACAAAAATGTATGATTAATAAAACATTGGCATCCAAAACAACCCATCCATATATTATCATTTTTTGTAAGAACTTCAAATTTATCTCTGTCCAACAACAATGATGAAAGTTTCTCTCTATAGTTCATTTGTCGTATTAAGCGTATTGAATTATTCGCATTTTCAATTCGTTGAGTATCAAAGTGCCACAAGGGTAAAACTAATGATTTAATTCTATCAAATCGTACCTTTTTCCTAAAAAATACACTATCGTGGATAATAATAGCATAATCAAAATATCGATTTCGATAGAAATAATAAAAAGGTAACAGTTCTCCTCTGCCAATAAACTCGGACTTAACATATTCGATATTAAAATACGGAATTTCTTCTTTTACAAACTCAGGATTACTGTTGTCATCAATAACGACAATTTTATTTGTATAGAATGTGCGAATTGATTGAACACATAAATTCCAATACATATTAGTTTTCTGTGAATTTACATGGCGTGCTATAATGAATCCATACGTAGTTTTTAGTTTTAGATTCGCGAATTCATCATCTTTAATTGGCTTTATATTCATTTACTCTAATAAATATAAAGTGTCGTATATTTTAACGCCTAATTTATCGTCGTCGTCGGGTCCGGCGACATTGTCTAGTTTTTGCTTTTTTGGATCGACGACCACCTTTCTTCCAAAACTTCCATCGATTTTTCTTCTTTTTCTCTGATTCTTCCTTTTCGAGTAATTCTTTAAACTTCAATGCTTTTTTGATTTGTTTACCTTTGTTCTTGGCTCCTTCTTCTAATTGATTTTTCTTTTTTTTTAAATTTTCTATATTTACTTCTAGACCTCGAATTATTTTTTTCAATCCTTTAATATGTTTTTCTTCATGTTTTTCAACTTCTAAACCAGAATACAATTTATGACCTGCATCTTTTTTTATTAATGCATTCTTTAATTCATCATTATAATTATCTAAAATGCCATTTAATCTTATTATATCATTATCTATTTCTCTGATTTTATCTTTTGTTTTATTAAAAAATGTCAAAACCTTATCAGTTGCTGCTTTAGATAGATGTAAATTAAAATCACTTATATTTTTAAAATCCATATTTTCAGAATAAATAATATCTGGTTCAACCACGAAATCCTCATCGAAATTACGTTGTGACACATGATCGAAATCAAATTTATCTTTTGTTGATCCAATAGAATCTAATCTATCTTCTTCAATCGGTTCTAATTTATCTGGACTATTACGTGGACTATATAAAGGGTTATCTATACTGATATGTCGCCTTGGACTACTCATATCACTTCTTACACTACCACTATTACTTCTTTGTCTTAAAAGTGTTTTATATCGTGGACTACTTACATTACTTCTCGGACTATCTTGTTTTGGTAAACTATTACGTTTTTGTGTGGATTGTATATTTTGTGTCATCTTTTTACGTGACGGCCATAATCTTTTTGTAAACAATCCCATATATTATATACTTATATTTTAACATACAGACATCAAATCAATATTCATGATATTTTTCTTTTCATCCTTTGGAACTTTCTTTTTATCTACACAGAAATTATTAAATTCGGGTCGTTCTAATTGATTCTGTGGAGTATGTTTATGAACACTTCGAGCGATCATTTTATATAGCTTGAAATCTTCATATCTCTCATCACCATTTGATTTGTATAGAACATTCAGTCCATTGTCATCTTGACACCATTCTACTATTAAACGCACAATTGAACTACATTTATGTAATTTTGCAACATCTTCAATATCTTCAACAATATAGTCGAAAATAGAACATGCTAATCGACACAAATCGAAACTGTAATTCGGTTCAATGCGGGGTTTATTTTCATTGAAATATGGTTCTATGTTGTATTGTGTTGCAGCATCTTCTCCCTTTTTGAAACTATCACTACAGAAAATACGGTTATTCATTTTATAAATACTTCTTCCAAAATCGATGATTTTAAATATGCGACCATAAGTTGGAACCTTGTAATGCTTATTATTATAGCAATAATACAAGAATTTTTTTTCTGTTTGAATATACATTATATTATTTGTATGTAGATCATTGTGTGTAAAAGCAAAACATTTCTGGTATGTGATGAGTGTCATGATTATTTGCATTAATACAGCAAACCATTCATCAATAGATTTAATACCATCATCTAAAATAAGATTATCTAATGTATCTTCGCATTTTTCCATACAAATAACATTTACGGGAAACTTTGGTATAGTCGCAAAGAGGGGTTCTTCATCATCAGAATATGTTGATGATTGTGAATTTGTTTCATCATCCTCATCATCATCGTCGTCGTCGTCATCATCTTCATCATCTTCATCTTCATCGTCATCCTCATCATCTTTGTCAGAACCAGATTCAGTTCCGGACTCAGAATCAGTTAAAGAAGTCCTAGATGAACATGTGGAAGTGCTTTTTAAAGAAGTAGATTGTGTATTATCGACAATATTTATTGTTTCTTCTAATAATGTATCACTTATTTCTTCTAATGTTACGATATCAGTATCTGTTCCAGATTCAAATATATCCTCAAACATATTATCTTTTATCGAATTGGCAGATATATTTTCTCTCTTACTATGATCAATCTTAATCTGCGGTAATTTATCAGAATATTGATCATTCTTATTTATTTTATCAGAGTAATCATCTACAAAAAATTGTGTTCCATTATGTGTGGTAAAATATTCAGATTTACATAAATATTCAATATCATCTAAAATGTCCACTTTAAAGTTGTTTTTAATACCAAAGAATGTTCCATAGAATTCTAATCCATGAATAAATCCATACTTATGTAATATTTCACCGGACAAATAAGAGAAAAATCCATCAACATATGCCGAATTATTGGCATCAAATACTTTCGAGACAATATCGGGATGGATAAAAGTATCTTTCTCCTGAGTAAATGTCGGTAATTTACATTCATCCATTGAAAATTTATATTTACCAATAAAGTATTTAAATGGGTCCAATACTGGCGCATATTTGATATATACATTTCGTTCAACAAGTTCATCGTTTTCTTTATTTTTCAATTTATATGCCATTTTACAATCTTCTTTACAATCATCGTCAACGATATCTATTTTATTTTCATTAGATATTTCACAAAGATAGAATGAATGATTTAGATTAAAAGAGTTGTAATTATTTTCATTCAAATCGAAAAATTTATTGTAAATTGGAATATAATTCTGTATTTCATGGAAATCATGTATAGTAGTATTTCTAAATTGTTCAAATAGTTTTGTATTTTTGCGTTTTTCATAATTTAACTGAATCACTGATTTCTGTATCATTTAGGTAAATAGTATATTATTAATATACTATTTAAACTCATTTTTCGACGCGTTATATCATTATAATAATAGACCAGGTATTATTATAATGACATTGGAACTGAAGAAATTCGATATGAAGTATATTAGTTTCAAACCAAACGAGATGAAGGCTCCTGTATGCGTTTTAATCGGGCGAAGAGGAACAGGTAAGAGTTATCTTGTTCGTGATCTCCTATTTTATCATCAAGATATTCCTATCGGTGTAGTTGTCGCAGGTACAGAAGAAGGTAATGGATATTATGGCAAAATGGTCCCTAAACTATTTATTCATAATGAATATAATACTGCTATTATAGAAAATATTCTTAAAAGACAAAAGTCTGTTTTAAAACAAATAAAGAGAGAAATGGAATCATTCAAAAAAAGTAATATCGATCCTAGATCCTTTGTCATTCTTGATGATTGTTTATATGATGGTGCATGGACTCGTGATAAAATGATGCGTCTTCTCTTTATGAATGGACGTCATTGGCGAATTATGTTAATTATTACTATGCAGTATCCATTAGGTATTCCACCAACTCTGAGAACAAATATCGATTTTGTCTTTATTTTGAGAGAACCATATATTTCTAACAGAAAAAGAATCTATGAGAATTATGCCGGAATGTTTCCAACATTTGAATCGTTTTGTCAAGTCATGGATCAATGTACTGAAAATTATGAATGTCTTGTTATTAATAATAGTGCACAATCAAATAAATTATCTGAACAAGTCTTTTGGTACAAAGCAGATATGCATAATGATTTTAAATTGGGAAGCAAAGAGTTCTGGGAATTAAGTAAAGATATTAACTCCGATGATGAAGAAGAAAAGTATGATCCAAACAATGTGAAAAAGAGAGGATCTGGGCAGAAAATCAATGTGAAGAAGACGAAATGGTAAAAATAATAAGTATTTACACCCTTATTGTATCTATTGTATTTTTATCTGCCCAGTGCGATATGGGTTCACGACGATGTTTACTTTTTGGGTTTTTCGAAAAAAGGCCTCTACTAGATTCGGGATTGCGTTGATGTTCTTTATAAAGTGTTTTTCGAGATTGAGAATTGGCATGTAAAGTTTGTCTTTGTGATTGACGTTTTTCATTTTGTAAATAATTTTGAATATCTTCATCACCCGATGTTAAATTGTCATACGCATTGTCTTCTTTTACATGTAACAATTGTGATATAGGATGCTTATCTATATCTACCATAGAAATCAATACTTTATCAATATTTTTGCTAGTATGTAGTCCTGTAGCAATTAAATATCTTTTAAACGGTTCTATCTCCGTATCTATTAAATAATATTTATCCTTACTTTCTTTGAAAAACTTTTTGATATTTAATGACTCTTCTAAGTATTTTATTTTTTTAAGATCAGAATCACATAATTTTTTAATACCCTTATTTTGAATTTCATATTTTCCACAATCATATTTATTATAACGTTGAACCGCGCGAAGAAACGCACGTAGTTTAGTTTTGTCAGTTTGTATGCGATATAATGGTATTTTTCTGGACCAATTTTTCTCTGATGATAATGCTGACGAGAACTTTTTATAATCACGATTTTTACCGTTGTTTGCGTTAGATAATCTGCGAGTAGGAGATAACCTACGCGTTTGAGGCGATTTTATCGAATGGGTTGGTGATAACGAATTACGGATATTACTTTTACGGGTTTTCCAAAATTTCCAATTTACCATATTATATTATATCAATATAATATAATTTATTCAAATTCATCTTCTGTAATACCATAATATAATTTATATCCTTTCCACCCAACTTTATAAATACCCATCTTATCATTCATATAAGAAAAAAGGATACGACTCGATATTTTAATGCATCGATTTTCACACCATTTCAAAAAATAGGGGATTACTTCTCTTTTTGTTAAATGTGACCCATCACTTCCTACAATTGATTCTAAATAAAATTCATTAATCAATTCTTTATATTTGTAATCTACATTAAAATCACAAATTTTCTTTTCACTGAACACTCGTTTTCGTTTATTGAAGAGTATCGTTATCTTATTTATTAATTTGAAAATATCTGTATCTAAAGATACATATATACATGTTACGCAGTTATTATTTTCTATTCGTAAATCATCCAATGAAATAATAATAGCTATCATGTTGTGACCTTTCTCGATCAATAAATCCGTCATTTGTTCGCAAATTTCCATATTCGGCTTTACAGAACACGTTCCATTGAAAGCAGTTAATATACTATCAATATAGATTTGTTTCTTTATTGTTTCTCTCTCTTCAAAAAGAAAAGGAGAGAAGAATTCTTCTAATTGTAGAGTATTGTTCATCATTTACATCATAATTACACGTGGTATATTTAAATGTTAAAATTATATACTAGATAATGAATTTAATCGACTCAATTGAGAATACGAATGATTTAGTTCTTCATTTTTAAGAAAGCTGTGTGGTTTAAAACATTTTGTTTCATACCCACATATTATATTTTCTTCTTTTAATTGCGGTATGAACTGTTTTGCCACTTTATAAAAATTATATCTCGATTCGCTTCCTATTCCTGTATTAGGATAGGCACGCCAATTCATCGCAGCAACTGGATTATTTGTTAATATAAAAACTTTCACTTTCTTTCTATGAAGTATATCAAACATATGTCTTAACCACATAAGACGATATTTTGATCCAGCATAATAAGTAGCAATTTCTCGATAATTGATTCCATTTGACTTCCATTTAGTTGTATCACGTTGATTACCAGGAATATTGATACCTTCAATAACAGACAATGTTCCATCCCAATCAAAAATTGCGATTTTGTTTTGTATATTTGAACGAGAAGCCCATTGTATTAAATCTTCAGCATCTTTTTCATTAAAACCAATATTTGTTCCAAATTCTTTTATTTGAATAGAAGAGAGATAATTAGCAAATTTATTATTTGGATATAATTTCAAAAACTCTTCTGTATACAATTTTGCTATGGGGCTACCATTTAATACTTCTTGATTTGGCTTATTTGAAACCAAAATAGGCTCCACATATTTCAGCGTTTGTTTGAATTGTTTAATTAAGTCTGGCATATTATCATAAAAACGTATTGCTGTATTTTCTGTTGCTTTTTGTTTCAATCGCGATATCATATTACGTTTTCGAGTATATTTCATATAATATAT